CTTGTCCTTCAATGATCTGATTGGTCTTAAACGAGCGTGGGCGGCCAGGCCTGGCGATGGTAGTGGCACGGTTGATTGTTGCTTACTTGCCGCTGAAGTACGCAAAAGACTGGGTTATTATGATTACACTGATGATCTTTTAGCAATCATTGAAGAAAACAATTACACCGACGACACATTCCCCCGTCGTCGCATGGCCGAATGGTTGCTGAAGAATGGCGTTAGACTCCGAAGCCCAGAGCTACATGCGGTAGTGTTAATGCCTGGAAATGATGGGGGAGCCATGGGGACGGTGCTAGACGATGGCCACACGCTGTTTATAACTGGCAACGCCGGCGTAGTAAAAGCTCCGATTCCTTTTGATTATGGCCATCACTTCAGGTTAAACAAATGACCCGCAAACTGCTGCCTTACGAATACGACTTGATTGATGCGCTAGGCGTCAGCAAGGAAGACTATCTTGACTTTGTAGCGCAGCAGCACATCTACGAGGATGTCAAAGAAAACACCGTCTTGGATGCGCGAAACGGCATTGAGGTTGCAATCGCTCTTGCCATCGTCGGCATATTGTTCCAAGTGGCATCCGTCTTGCTGATGCCCAAGCCTAAGCTGCCGGGGCAGCAGCAGGAGCAAAAAGGAACAGAGCAAACACGCGACCAAGCGTTATCACCCCGACTGGGATTTAACGGGTCGCAAGATCTTGCCATCTACGGCGATACGGTGCCACTGGTCTACACCAACACCGCTCAAAATAGCAACGGCGGCGTGCGCCTAGCCACGCTGCTGCTGTGGTCCGCAATCTTGAGTTTCGGCAACAACCAATTTATGCGGCTGATGATGACGCTTGGGGCGTCCAACATTGCCCGCATCGACCCCGAACGCACTGCACTGGGACAGTTTCCCGCCAAAGATTTGGTGCTCAGCAATGTCTGGCAGTATTACAACGCTGACGGCCCTACGCGATACAACAATCTCATCCGTGGTGACGCCAACGACCCAACAATCACTACGACGAACGACACCACAGCAAAACTAAACGGCTTGCCTGGTGCTGCTGAAGGCTTCAGCCAAGCATTTTCGCCAACCACGGCTAACACGGTTGGCGTAACCGGCTTTCTTCCGATTAATGCCGATGTGCTGATCCTCAACGAAGCCGGAAACTCGGAACGGCGCCGTGTGGACACCTATTTCCAATCGCAAAACGGCGATTATTGGCCGGATAGCGACGACCGCCCAATGGTGCCCGTTGGCAACCGATGGACGCTGGTAGTCAGCAACACAGCAGAAAGCCTAGCGTCTAGCGACACCCCTGGCATCGCCCGGCAAGATGCATTACGCGCTGCTGCCTCACAGATTGATAATGGCGCCATCTTCAAGGCAGGCTCCGCACTATTCCGCGTGGTGTCCGTGTCCTATAGCGGCAGCGCCAATGGCATTGAAGAAGGTGACCTCGCTGCAACGCTGGAGTGCATCCGCGTAGGCAAACTTCCACGAGCACGTTACGGCTTTGCGCACTGGGCGCAAGCAGGCGATCAAATCAATGCACTGCGCAACCAGATTAACGCTAACAACGGCGAAATCGGCAGACTTCAAGCAGAAAACGCGATTGATCAAGGCGAACTGGCGCGTGGGTACACACTTACTTTTGGCAAATTTGCAAGACGGGTAAAATTTACACAGCAACAAATAGACTCTTTACAAAACAATATTAACATTCGCAATAATCAAATTGCCAGCCTTTCCAATAACAACAACGTTGCTCAAAATCAAATCAACAGCCTTGGTTCTCAAGGCGGCCCCGAAACATTTCACGTCAAGGGCCTAGCCCGCATCGAAGAAGCCGCCTACGCCAGTGTCACCAAATGCAACGTCCTTGACATAGCACTTCGTTTTCAGGCATATCGCAGGCTGAGCGGCCGCGCCAATGTCTACGGCAAAGATCAAGTCAACTACGGCCATAGCGCATCCGACAACGGCGCCAAGGCTCGCACCAGCATGTTTGCTCTCTGGTATCGCTTCGATAACAGCGGAGACTACGCTCGGTTGCCTTACATTTTTTGCTGCCGTGGTTTCAACGAACAAAACTTTTTTACCTACATCAAACTTATTTCTCGGAACGCTGGTGCTCGTTTTATCGAAGTCAAGCTTGAAGCAGTCGTCGATGCCTTTATTGAAATTCGCACCTTTCACACTCGCGGTTATTGCTACCTCAACACTACGGCGCCGCTTGTCACACTCGACACCGACCTAACCGAGAACGCTGGTCTAGAAGTTTATTTCAACGGTTCTATCTACCTTGATGGCGCCCGTGGTGACTACCCGCCTTTTAACAAGTCCCCGCTTAACACGGCCGAATTCGACCTGTTCAACTACGACGCATTTTCACAAACCACCTTTTCTTTTGATTCCTCTACGGAAGTCCAAATTACTGCTGTCACTGAACAACTCATAGAACCATGGAGCGACTACAGCCCCAACTTGTACCGTGGCCTGTCCACAATGGCCCTACATGTAGTGTCGGGCTCAGGTACGCAAGACCTACGCAGTGTCAGTGCCTATATCACTGAAGGCAAGCGGGTGCGATTGATGCCTACCAGTTTGGATTACTTCGGCAACGAGGCTACAGGTGCCGCAGATGATTCCGCCATCGCCGCTTTTGCCGCCAGCGACCCCAGCAACTCCACATCATTCGCTCCCGACATCTTCTTAGACACCGTGCTGGATGGCACCAACGGCATCGGCCGTTACGCCAGTCTGCATTCTGTTGACGTAATGCAACTGGCGCAAAGCAAGCGGTACTGCCAGCGCAATCGCCTGTTTATGGATGGCGTGATCGCAGATGGCCGCCCTTGGCGCGAGTTCTGGGCGCAGGTGGCACCGTTCAGCCTGCTGGAGCTTGGCAAGATTGGCGGCAAAGAAACCTTGGTGCCAGCGCTGCCTTATGTCAAATCAACAGGAGCTATCACCCGCGCCATCTCGATTACGGCGCTATTTAACCAAGGCAACATTCTTGATGACAGCTTCAAAGAGGAGTTCATCGACTACGGCGCCAGCGTCCAAGACGTGATCGTCACGCTGATTTACCGCGACGTGGAGCGCAACGGCGTGTTCCCGCGCAACAACAGCGTAGAAATCAAACGCACCGACACCCAAGAAGCCAATGCCATCCGCGAAAGCTTGGACATTTCGCAGTTTGTCACCACTCGCACCCAGGCCATCCTGCTAGGCAAGTACCTGTGTCAGGTGCGTCGTTTCAACCGTCGCGCCATTGAGTTTAAGACCTTCCCGACCGACATCTTTGTAATGCCCGGCAGCTATGTGTACGTCGAAACCAGCAACAACCAGTGGGATGGCATCTACACCGGGCGCATCGATGACGGCGGCGTGCTGAATGTGCCAATCGCCAGCACCATCCGCAACGGCACCTACAACGTGCTGACCTACGGCAGCAGCGACGGCACCCGCTCATTCACAGGTATCACGGTCACAAACGGAGTAGCAGCCAGCATCAGCCCACAGTCGGGCCAGTTGTTTGTGCTGGGGCAAGCAGTCCGCAGCAAGCGCGTCTTCCGCGTCACCGAAGTCACCATGGAAGAGGAAGGCGAAACCACCATCCGCGCTGTCGAGCACCCGTGTGACACCAGCGGGCTTTCGTTTATTGCGCAAGGCCTCGACACCTACGTCGCCGGACTATTTACCATAGACGGCGCAGCGGAGTAAACTGACAGCAAAGACTACTGGCGCAACGTAATGGGCTTCTACACCGGACGCAGCGGCAAGCTGTTTCTTTCTTCAATTCTCACTACTGCGCCTAACCCAAGCGAGGCTCAGTCGGTGCTAAAGATTCGTGACTGGTCACTGGAAACCACGCTGGAACTGCTGGAAACCACCACCATCGACACCGCCGTCAAGCGCTACACGCCTGGTATGGTCAGCTCCACAGGCTCGGCCACTGTGATGTACTACCGCACCGAGGCTGGTGATGTTGGCGTGCAGTTCGATCAACTGCTTAGCAAGGTGATGAAAACCAGCAATGATGGCGTCAGCGAGTCGGATCGCGTCGGCATGGTGCTTCGCGCTGGTGCTCAGCCAGGTGCGGGCGTCGACGTTAAGGATGACATTGCCTTTAATGCTTACATCACCAGCGCAGGCATTACGGTTGGCACTGGCGAGTTGACTAGCGTCTCGCTGCAATTCACCGTCGATGGAGCCTTCTTGGAGCTAATTGATTCGTGACGTATTTTCTCGGCAACGTAGGCAACGTACGCTTGCGTCGTAATTCCGAAAACATCTTAAACGTTGTAGTTAAGGACGCAGATACGGTTACAAGCCTTAACAGGATTGGCATCGAGGGTGCCACTGAAAATTTACTGACAGGCGACAGAGTAACAATATCAACAGACGATGCGCGAGGCATAGCTTTTTT